CCTTAGCTATTGGTCAATATGACCCTAGAGACAGACAATATTCTCTTTCACTAAAAGGAACACAGATAGAGTGGAGAGAGGATGAAGTGGAGTGTGAAATACTATATGATAATACTGATACGGATGGTGACGGAACTGTAGATTCTATCGACACAGATGACGATGGGGATGGAGTATTAGATGTAAACGATGCCTTCCCACTTGATGCTACAGAAAGTGTAGACACAGACGGGGACGGAATAGGAGATAACGCAGACACCGATGATGATGGAGATGGCATACCTGACGCTACTGATTCAGCACCACTTGATCCTGAAGAAGAAATAACATTAGATACTGATGGTGATGGTATATTAGACATACATGATCCAGACGATGATAATGATGGAATACCAGATGCGCAAGAAATAGACACAAGCTCTACGAATGCAGACACTGATGGGGATGGCGTAAACGACAATGATGATGCCTTCCCAAATGATGCTACAGAGAGCGTTGACACTGATGGTGATGGAACTGGGGACAATGCCGACACTGATGATGATGGCGATGGCACCCCTGACTCAACAGATGCATTCCCACAAGACCCTGATGAGACTACAGATTCAGATGGAGATGGGGTTGGAGACAACGCTGATCCAGACGATGATAATGACGGTATTGCTGATGTAGATGAACTTGATACTGATGGAGATGGTATTCCAGATGACACGGATACCGATGACGATAATGATGGAACACCAGACTCTGAAGATGATGACCCAACAGATTCATCGATCCAGACAGACACAGACGATGATGGTATAGATGATTCTATAGACACAGACGATGATGGCGATGGTGTGCCTGATACTACAGACGCATTTCCCTTAGACCCTGCAGAGTCAGTAGATACTGACGGAGATGGAACAGGAGATAATGCAGATACAGACGATGACGGTGATGGTACTCCAGATAGTTCGGATGCATTTCCCTTAGACCCTACAGAAACTACTGATACAGATGGTGATGGTACAGGTGATAATGCAGACACAGATGATGATGGGGACGGAGTTGTCGACACTCAAGACGTTTTTCCAACAGACCCTAATGAATCGATAGATACGGATGGAGACGGAACGGGTGACAACGCAGATACGGATGATGACAACGATGGTACTCTTGATGATAGTGATCCATTTCCAACGGATCCTGAGAACCAGACAAACACACCCACAGACACAGACGGAGACAGTACTATAGACTATTACGACACAGATGACGATGGTGATGGATTTAGTGATGTCGATGAAACAGCAGCAGGGTCAGACCCGCTAGACGCAACAGACACCCCTACAGATACAGACGGAGACGGAACACCTGATATAACAGATACAGATGACGATGGGGACGGATTTTCAGATGCAGACGAAATAGCTGCTGGTACAGATCCGTTAGATGCGACTGATACGCCTACAGATACAGATGGAGATGGAACGCCAGATATAAATGATACAGACGATGACGGAGATGGAGTTCCTGATTCTGAAGATCCATATCCATTGGACGCAACTAGAGACGCACAAGCGACATTTAGCATAAGTATAAACAACAATTCAAAAGTAGACCACACGGTTCCTTAAAATATAAATTATGGCAATAGAGCTTTTACAGACCGTTACAAAGGCAGAAAACTCTTCTGGAGATATAGGTGTATACACTATAAAAGTAAAAGAAGGATATGCTATGGTGCAAAATCCTGATGTATTGACTATAGGTGGTGATGAGTGGGACTTGACAGGAGACAATACTCCTATATCCATAACAACGGGAACTGATCATAGAGAGGTTGATGGAAATGGAAATGGTATACACGGCACACAAACATTTAATATAAATCTTGAATACGCAGCAGGAAACTTAAATCCTTCTGACGATAACACTAACGAGATCACACTAAATCTACATGTAGAAAAAATAAAGTTTTTATGTGCTAACACCTCAGAGTATATTGTAATGAGAGGTGGGGTTCCTTCATTCAACTTTTTTGAGCCTATAACCAACTACAGCGCAACTACATTTTATGGGTCTGATCCTTTATATTTAGCACTAGCACAGCAGACATATGCTTGGTTTATAGATAATGAAAACGATGCATTTTGTTTACACACATCTGGTACAGGTTTATCTATGACAGGACAATATTCAAAAACAGTTAGTGTTTCTACTTCTGTTTATACAGGGACCAAAACAATATACTGGGGCGATATAACAGTAACTTGCTCAGGAGATTTTGGTACAGCAAGCATGATATTTGATGATGGTCTTAGATCTACAAAAGATTGGATTAGGTATGAAGAAAGTTGTGTGGTTTTGTATACATCAGCTTCAACCGCAGAAAGGGAAGATAATGATTTGCTTAACGTTATTAAAATAGACGACTGTGAATATCTAGGCACTGGAGCAACAACCACTTACCAAGAAGTTTTACATTCAAAAACTAACGGATATAATTTTGCACTAAAGTACCAGTTTGATAATCCACTTACTTATTCTTTTTCAAAAAAAGAAAACAACATTTATTTATCAGTTGTACAAGATGGTCAAATTGGACAAGGAACATTAGCTAGATCAACTGATGGAGTTAATTTTCAAATATGTCAATTTAATCCTACAGACAGCCAACTTGTTGCAACATTTGGGCACAATCAATCACTAGCAGCTTTTAGAAGACAAACATACATAGAAGACTTTTGTTATGCTGGAGTAGACTCTAGTGGCAATCATGTGTGGTACGCACTATGTATGTTAAATGATTCTCAAAATATATCAGGTCCTTTAGCGTCTGCTGAGAACAAACTTTTTTTAGCGAAATCAATTGACAACGCTGTTTCCTTTTCTATTTTAAATTTTGATGAAACAAAAACAGGAAACGCAGATTTTTTTGGTGAATTGTCAGTTTCAAGAGGCACAGGGTCTGGTACAGCCACTACATTGCACAGATTTGGCAGTGTACGAATATACGCTAGTATTGAGTATGATTATTTGTTTATATATAGAGGTGTAGGTGCTAGATATATAGATCAAAACGGGGTTCCTCAATATACTTCAGTTTTATATAGATATTTTCCTAGTCAAGATAATAATACTACTAGCGATGACTGCGTCATAAAACCTATAGTAGCTGGACGGTTTTCTCAAGGAAGTCCAGAAAAAACTGGTGTAGACTCATTTGAAACATATTATATTGAACTAGATGTAGATAATAAATCTGTTCCTTTTTTAGTGCTAAATAATGGATTGTGTGTTTTTACTGGAATGGGACAATATGCAATTTCTTGGAACTATGGAATAAATTGGACTGTGGCAGATTTACCAACCATAAGTGACACACACACAAATGGGAGCACTTATGTATATCCAGAAGACAGTCCTTCTCCTTATGAGCAAAACGGAAACGTGTATTTTGTTACAGGAACGTATAATGATAGTTTTCAAAGAAACACACCGTATCGACAAGGAGTCGTCAATGGATCACACACCTTGTCTTTTGGTCTTTTCAATTCATTTATGAGAATGAATATAAAAGGAGAAAACACAAATCTAGGAGGCACAGTTCCTACGTCATGGACAGATGCAACAGATTATAATACTATTACGACCAAGGTTGTCACGGTACAAACTTACACTCCATCACCAAGCAATAATATATTTGTTATAGACGGCACTTCATCATTTAACCAACAAATTTCAGCTCCGAAAGGAAGTGTAATTAGGTTTGATCAAAGTGACACTTCAAATACAGGAAAACAAATATTATTTTCTACTGAGTCTGCTTCTGGTTTACAATACGCAAATCAATACACTACAGAAGTAACTGTAAATGGAACTCCTGGAACATCTGGTGCGTTTACTGATATAAGAATGCCTGGATCAGTGACAATTTATTTTTTCCATAACACAGGAAGTGGAACAACACATACGTATGGTCATACTCTTAACGGATCTTATTCTGTGAATGTGTCTGACATAATAGAAGACTGGACTCTACTTAAAGACTATGATTACAGCTCATCTAAATTAATAAAACGTGTTTCTGATATTTTTGTAGACGAAGAAGAAAATAGAGTATTTATATCACACGGACAATCCGTTCAGGATAGTGAATTTGGGGTGACTATAATCCCATCGCCACCATCTCCAACAATTTCAAACACAGGGATATTTACAACGATTACAACACCAACCCTTCCTTCTGGAACTACATTAACACAGGCATCAGCTAATCAAGGTTATTATTATGAAGTTTATTCTGACGATCCTTTTTCTATAGTATTCACAACTGGTAATGGAGATCAGCGCAAATTTGACGGAGTATTTGATATAGTTGTATTAAGTAAAACTCTTCCAGTTGTTTTAGACACAGTGTCGAATCAACAGTATACAACTTATCAAGGCATATTTGATATGGGCGATGCGCCTACATCTCTTGTCCCGAACCCAGCAAATAATGGAACTCTTGTGTCAGGTTCTTTTGGAACTTCAGGTTTAACACAACTCGGACACTATATTGTTAGGGATGCTTTCTTGTATTATGGATTTATTCCTAAAGTTTATGTAAATGGTTTTTGGAGATCAGACCCAGAAGGAAGCAATGCAAATGCAGCCACTAATTTAAAAACATATTCTAGAGTCGAATTAACAGTTGGGGATAGACCAAGACAAGTCGCATCTGGACAATCAATAGAATATCTTTTTGACCCAGCAAATGGACCTATATTAACTACTCCGTCTAATTACAATTTTACTCATATACTAGGCATGTACAGTGGTGGAACAACGCTAGGGACTGGAAACAGTCACTATAGATCCATTAACGGCAGCTTACCTTTGTATGGTGATGTTATATTTTGTTTTCCTAAAAGAAATTCTGATGGATACACTGTTCCGACATTTTTCAATGGCAATGTTTCAAGCAATATATTCACAAATTCTGGGGATATAAACACAATAGGACTTAAGTTTTACTCAGACTATACTAGTACTGAGTTTATATCGGGGTATTATGGATCGAGAACTACTGAACAAGCTTCAATATACAGAAGAATAAATCCAGATTCATCAGTTCAGCTAGATTTTGCAGATAAGTATAACAAGAATTATATACATATCAACTCAGATGGTTTTGTAGACGAGGTAGGAGATGTAGCATCCTTACCAAATTATGATCAATGTAATTAGTTAAATTTGTAGTATGAAATTTAGATCAGGATATAAAGTAGTTAAGACACTCAGAAAGTACATAAATGGCAAGCCTACGAATGTAACAAAAGCAAACGTATCAGGTCAGGACGATTACATAGAAAAGTACTTGTCGGATAGTTGCCCAGTAAACAACCTGCCTACAGGTATCACGGCTACAACAACTACACCATCAATACAGTCTATGCCTAACCCTACACAAACAAATGCTAATGACTACACACTTAGCTTTAGTGAGTATGTAAATGGTTGGACAACATTTCACTCTTGGAAGCCAGAGTCTATGGTGTCCTCTAATGGTGATTTTTATACATTCAAGAACGGTCAGCTTTACAAGCATCACGCAAACGACACTGTAAGGAATACATTCTATGGTGATGAATATAACTCTGAGATAGAGTTTACAATGAACGATGGACCATCAGAGGTTAAGGTGTTTAAGACAATAGAGATTGAGGGAGACACAAAAGACTTTGATGTAACAATAACAACAGACCTTGATTCTGGTCACATAGACAAAACTTCTTTTGAAAAGAAAGAAGGGTTTCACTACTCCTACATAAGAAGAAACTCTACGGATGAAGTGAACACAGAGCTATTGTCCGTGCAAGGAATAGGGAGACTATTAGGGGTTTCATCAAATACTTTTTCGGTACAAGATGTGCCCTCTGAGGTTTCAATAGGAGACGTTTTATACAAATCAACAGCAAACTCATACGAAAAGATAGGAACAATTAGCGCAACTACAAGTAGCTCTATCACTACAAGTGCATCAGCTGTCACACCGACAGTAAATGATTACATATTTGCAGCAAAAGCTCCCGTAGCAGAAAGCTATGGACTCAAGGGTTATTTTGCAAATATCAGGCTTACAAATAGTAGCACTTCTAAGATTGAATTATTTTCAGTCAATACAGAGGCATCTAAGAGCTTCATCTAATTATTCGTATATTTGCAGTAATGGAATTTAATCTAAGAAGACTTACAGAGAATGATTATGATGACACTCTGAAGCGCTGGTGGAAATCTTGGGGATGGGAAGCTCCACCAAAAGATTTCTTGCCTGAAAATGCAACAGGCGGTTTGATGGTTACGAAAGGAAATACAGACATATGCGCTGGATTTATTTACCTAACAAACTCTAAAGTTGCTTTAACAGAATTTGTGGTCTCAAATAAAGACTACAAAGAAAAAGATAGATCAGAGGCAATAGAGTTATTAATTGATGGAATATTAATGCTCGCTGAAGAAAAAGGATATAAATATGCTCATGTTATTTTAAAAAACAAGAGTTTAGTTGGAAAATACAAGAAATCTGGATATATGGTTTCAGATGAAAACGTAACTGAAATGATAAAAGTATGGCAATAGCAACTGGAACAGCAATAGCTTTAGGTATATCAGCAGCAGCATCAGCGGGGCAAGCTATAGCTGGTGAGGTAAAAAGATCTAAAGCAAAGAAGGCTCTTCAGAATTTTAGAAGACAAGAGCTTAAGAATGTGACAGAAGGTCTTAGAGTATCAACTCTTGGAGCAGAACTTCAAACTCAAGAGGCTCAGAGGCGTTTCGCTACCTCTGTGGATGCCTTAAGATCTGGGGGAGTTCGTGGAGTCGTGGGGGGTCTTGGAAGACAAGAACAGTTGCAGCAATCACAGCAGCAACAAATTGCAGCAGGTTTAGATATGCAGCAAGTGGCTATAGACAGAGCTAGAGCTGCTGATGAAGCTAGAATTAGAGAAATAACAGAGTTTAGGGAGTCTAGAGATATAGCTGGTTTAGGCGAGGAAATGGCTTATGGAAGACAACAGGCTCAGCAAGGACTACAAGGATTAGCCAATACCGCTGCAAGCGCATTTGGTAGTCTTGAATCAAACCTTCCAGGAGGAGGAGAATTTATGAGCTCTGGTCCTAAAACAGTAGACTTAGCTACTGGAGGTAAGGCAACTCAAGAATTAATTAGCTCTCAGCCTACAAGATTTTTTCAAGGTCCTAATGGAGTGTCAGATGTATCAAAAGCATTTAGCTTTACCAGAGACATTGGAGCTGCACAATTATCAACCGAAACCCCCTCTTTAATGCAAACATACGTTAATACTGGAGAGCAGTATGGGTATGGATTAAAACCAAGATAATGGCAAAACAATCAAGTGCTTATTACAGCGGACTTCAAAGAGCATCTCAAGGAGTATCTTTAGCAGATTTTAGCGTTATTTCTAAAAAAGTAGAACAAGTAGCTAAAGAAAAAGCTCAAGAAAAAGTAAATAAAAAAAAGGAAAGAGATCAACTTCAGTTAAAAATGCTAGAATTATATGGTCCTGAAATATATTCAGGTTTTGATAATGTTGGTCTTGACAATGTAGATATGGTTGCTGGAAAGATATCTACTAAGATAAAGCAAGTAGCTGATGCTAATAACGCATTGTTTAATGAAGGGTCTATTTCTGAGGGCGAATATGCCACTAGAATGGCTAAAATGATTGGTCAATCTAGAAAAGTTGCAAAGGATTTTTCTAAAATATCAGGCTATGTAGATACTGTTAGAGAAAAAGGAGATGCCGCCTCTTTAACTTCAAGAAAAAATTTAGAGTCATTAAATAATTTATACGGGTTTGCAGGTGTAGATATGGATGAGAACATGAACTTATCGTTTTTTACTCAAGGAGAGGATGAAGAAGGCAATGCTCGTGTAGAAGTGACTCCTTTTGATAAGTTTGGCAAGTTCACAGAGTATAGAGATGCATTTGATTTTAACGAAGTTTCAAGAAACATATTTAGCGTAGACAAAGAGGCGAATCAGTACTTTAAAGGAGGGACGGTGTTGAAATCATTTAGAGATAGAGGTGGTAAATTTACTCCAGAACAGAACAATTATATAGAAAATTACGCAAAAGAAACTCTTTACAATGATCCTGATGAGCTTTATGATGCAGCCTCAAGAGCTGGAGTGAAGTTTACTACCGATTCTTTTGGAAAAATAAAAGATTATGATAGGGTTTTTAAAGAAACCACAGATTATTTAAAAGAAAAAGTTAAGTCTGATTATCTTTTAAGAGAGTCTGAGGATGATGTAGCTGCACAAAATATAAATATAAAGCTTAGAAACACTGCATTAAGAGAAAGACAACTTAGTAAATCAGATAAAGATTCTAGAAATTACAACGTTTCCTACTACAATGAACAAAGCGGAAAAGAAGTTGGTGAGGGTGAAATGTATGAATATACTGTAAAAAAACCAGTTTCTTTAAAACAATTTCAAGGATCTGGATTTACAAAAGTAGCGCAACAAGGAGTTCCTGCTGATGCAGATGTTAATGTCATCGGGTATCGACAAAAGGCAAATGGAGATCATGTTGCTGTGGTTGGATACACTACTGAGGTTGGAGATACTATTACTGGCATACAGAAGCAAACTGTTACAAAAACAATTCCACTACTAGATAGGCTTAGTATAAATCAAATAAGAACAAAAATAGGCATACCTCTTTTGACTGATATTGAAAGCCAAGAACTTAATGAAGGAGGCGAGTCTAATGAAGAAGATCCTTTGGGAATTAACTAAAATTATGCAAGACAAGATAACGAGAGATCAGTTAGCTAAAAAAATAAAATCGAAGTATCCGCAGTATAATGATATGGATAACGATGTTCTTGTGAACAAAATCATACAGAAATATCCAGTATATAAAGATCAGTTAATAACTGAGGAAGCGGATGATATAAAAAAAAAAGAAAATCAAGATTCTACTTTAGAAGAGACCGATTTGGTTTCACAACAAGTAATGGATTCTTCGGATATCAGCAAAACAATAGCTGAAGAAAAGTACGATAAAGGAGATTACGAATTTGACGATAGATTTTCTGCTGGAGCTAATGATGTTATGGCATCTATCTCGAGAATACCTGCCTTTATAACAGAACAGGTCGCCACAGTCATAGGTGCTTTTGACTCAGGCTTTAAGGATCAGTTAAACTCAATGACCCGAGAGGAAAGAGATGCTTTTTTAGGAAGCATGCCTATGGGACCAGGGGGCTCTCAAATGGGAGGTATAACGAAACTTTCAGAAGAATACACTAAAGAAGCTGAAAAAATAAGATCTTCATTCGATAAATTTGACACTTCAATAACTGAGGATATTGCTGCAGGAGATTTAGGTCAAGCAACAGGAAGGTTATTTAATGAGGCAGTAGGAGCGATTCCATCAATGGTTCAAGCATTTGTTCCAGGAATTGGTATAGCATCTATAGGTCTTGGATCAGCAGCTCAGAAAAGTAAAGAACTGCAAGATAGAGGTTATGGTCTTGGGTTAAAAACATCAGCAAACTCAATAGCAAGCGGTACAGCGGAGGGATTAGCTGATCTTGTAACAAAAAAAATAGGTGGTAAGTTTTTCACATCATTGGCTGGAAAGGGTAAGGATTATGTTGTAAAGTCTATAGGTAAGTTTGCTAAAGAATTTGGAATTGATTTTGTAGAAGAAGGAGCTTCTGAAACTGGAAGTCTTTTGGTTAGCAAGCTTGCTGATTATGCAATATCTGGAGATAAAAAGGCTTTTGATGATACATTATATGAGTTTTCAGATACATTTTTAGTTGGTGGTTTTGCCACTGGTCCGCTTTCTGGAGGAAAAATTGGAATAGATGTTGTTGGTCAGAACGCTAGAAAAAGAGCTATAAACAAAAAAGTTCAAGGTTCAAAATACAAAAGCATTTCAGATGCGTTTTCTTCAAATAACATGAATGAGGTTGACTCAGATCAAACTAACATTGCTAGATCAAAGGGAGCAAAAGAAATATTAAAGTTTGATCTTGACGAAAAAGTAAACCAAAGAGTAATCACAAGAGAGGACGCTGATAGTAGGTTAAAATCTTTTGAGGAGGTTTCTGCATTAGCGAAATCAACTGATGGTCTTAATTTAACAAGTGAAAAAGAACAACAAGCTATATCTTTAATTAGAGAAAAAAAGAAACTTGAAGACACTATTGAAGGAAAAGATGAAAACTTAGTTGCTCCTCAAAAGAAAAGAATAGATGAAATTAACGATCAGCTTTCTAAAGTGCAACAAGAAGAGGCTGTTGAAGAGGTTGCGGAACCAGAAACTACTGAAGAGACTGTTGCAGAAGAATTAGTTAAACCTGAGTTAGAACCAAAATTAACTTATCAAACCTCAAATCAAACACAGGTTACAGTAGATGAGTCTGGTAAGTTTCAAGAAGCTATCGATATAAAGACTGGGAAGAAAAGATCGAAGGAGGCTTCTCGAAAAGCTCAAAACGAACTAATATCTCAGAGAGACTATACAACTGGAAAGTCAGCTTTTGAAGGAATGACTCAAGAAATATCTGAGTCAGAACAATCTCAATTGATTGCAAGTGAAAGTGAAAACGCTCAAGAAATAGCTTTAGAATATCAAAAGAAAAAACAAGAAGAAAGTATTTTAGATCCTGTTATTGAGGCTTTTGTTGGAAATTATAAAGTTAGCAGTAAAAGCATAGAACGATACTACGGAGGCAAGGACGATTTGCCAAAAATTTTAGGGTATCTTAAGGGTAGAAAAGGACAAAAGTCCACTCCTTTAGATAAAATTGCTTTAGAGGTTTCTGAGGTATCTGGAGTAGAAGTGTCTCCAGAACAGCTTTTCGACATTATGATGGACCCTAAGTATAAGTCCAATACAAAACCAAAGGAAGCTGATATAGTTACTGAACTTAGAAATAGATTTATAGAGATTACTGGGTTTGACGGAACTGATTCTCAAATAGAAGCTATCGCTAAACAAGATCCATCTAAATTAAAACCAGTCAGAGAGCCTATTGAGGTTGCTCAAGAGCAAGTTGCTAAACAAGAAGAGGTTGAAGTAGAGGAGAAAGTTGAGCAAGCAGAAGAGCAAGCAAGGGCAGAAAAAGAAGCTGCTGTAGAGCCAAAAACAGAAGGCATTACAGGAAGGATATTGGATGCGTTTAAGAAGACTAAAGATTTTCTTAAAAAACAAGCTACTATACACTTTACAGCTCAAGGATTACAGCCAGATGTAATATACAGAGAGAGACAAAAAAGAGATTCTAATATAAGAATGTATCAAAATAGAATTGATCGAATGAGAAAAGATATCAATTCTGTTCTTAAAAAAATACCAAAAGATCAAAGAGATTCTGTAATGAAAGAATTTGATCAGGTTTTTAGAGGTGAGCTTGATCCAAACAAAAGCACTTTATCTGATGATATGTTAGCTATTGCTGGAAGAATGAGAGCTGAAATAGACGGTCTTTCTAATATGATTATTGAAAGTGGATATTTTGATACTAAAGAAGGTATAGAGGCAGTAGAAAAAAACATAGGTTCTTATGTGAACAGAAGCTATAGGTTATTTAGTGACTCAAACTGGGCAAATAAAGTTTCTGAAGAAGTAAAAGAAAATGCTAGAAGATTTTTCAGAAGACAAGCTATACAAGAAGGTAGAACTGTTTCTGAACAAGAGGTAGAAAACCAAATCAATGAGATACTAAACAAGGCTGAAGACAATAAGTATATTGTAAAAGGTAAGGATGGTAGAATAGACAAGGATATTCTTAGAAGAAGAAAGGATGTTCCAGCAGAGCTTCGTGCTTTAATGGGTGAGGTGACTAACCCATTAGAAAACTTTCAAAACACTGTTGCTAAACAAGCAATGTTATTATTCAATTATCAGTTTCAAAGAAAAATAGCAGAATCAGGATCAAATACTTTTTTTACTAAAAGCCCTACTAAAGAAAATACAGTTCAAATAGTGAAAGAAGGGAATGAGGCTTATCCAGAGCTTGCTGGGCTTTGGACTACACCAGAGATTGCAAAAACATTCGAGATGCCAAATCCGATGAATAGTCATTATGATGCGTTTGTAAAATTTAGTAGTGCTATCAAGTGGGGTAAAACCGTTGGTTCTATTGCTACTCATGCGAAGAATATTTTAGGTAATCATGGTTTTCTTTTAATGAATGGTCATTTAGACTGGAATGAAGTTAAAAATGCTTCGGATTTAGTAATAAAAGAATTTTATGGAAAAACAAACGAAGAGCAAAGAGCTTATTTGGATGAACTTATTTCTCTTGGTATCGTAAAACAAAGCACAACACTTGGAGACATTACATCAATGTATGGAGATAAATCTTTTGAAGAAGCATATAAGAGAACCATTATAGATCAGGCTAGAAATGTAGCTTCTAAAAAGGAAAAACTATCAGATTTATTCAGAGAAAGTAAAGCTGGAAAAACGACAAAAGCTTTGGTTGACAAACTAAATGATGCTTATCAGTCAGAAGATGATTTCTTTAAGATTATGGCTTATGGTATAGAAAAACAGAGATACGCTAAAGCTCTATTTGGAAAAGATAAGGCAGATTTAACTAAATCTGAATCTGATAAGGTGAATGAGGTTGTGTCTGAGATTGTAAAAAATACATATCCAACGTATGATAGAGTACCTCCTATAATCAAAAGACTTGGTAGGAGTCCATTACTAGGTGCATTTGTTTCCTTTAGAGCAGAGTCAATTAGAACTGCCTTCAATACTTACAAAATAGCATTGAACGAAGTAAATTCTAAGAACAAAGAGGTTGCTAAAATAGGAGCCAAAAGACTTGCGAGTGCTGGACTGTATACTGGGCTAAAAGTGACCCTAGCTACTCAACTTGGTCTTGCAGCACAATCTTTAATATTTGGAGGAGAAGATGATGAATCAGAAGAATATAACGATTTAAGAAGGTTTGTTGCCCCGTGGTCTCAAGACTCTTTAATTGCTATTACAAACAAAGAACCTGGAAAATACACTTTTATAGACCTAACAGCGAATGATCCGCACTCATTCTTGTCTGAGTTAATAATAGCAGGTAGAAATGATAATGATTCGACTCCGCTTCTTATAGATAAGCTTACAGCTTTAGGAGAGCCATTTTTAGGAAAAGACTTAGTTGCTGCTTTCGCTTCTGAAGCTTTTCTAGTTTATAATGATAAAAAATTAACGACAGGAGAAAAGGGTGAAAAGATTATGGGACAGTTTTTTAAACTTATACAGCCTGGGACAATAACAACTGCAATAAGATTACAAAAAGCGGCGAGTGGTAATGATAATAATGTTTTTAATGAAGGAATCGGAGCTTTTACTGGATACAGACCAGTTAATGTAGATGTTGAAAAATCATATTTATTTAGAACTTTAGATTTAAAAGACAGAAAAACTTCCCTCAACGGTAGATATAATAGAGTTAGATACAATGAAAAATCAACTGAGGTGGAGTTGGAGAAAGCTTATGAAGAAGTGAATAGAGATTACTCTCAAATGATTAAAGAAGCTCAAGAATTAACGAAGTCAGCAATAAGGCTGGGTGTTGACTCAGGTGAAATAGTTAATATTCTTAAAAAGAATGGATTTAGCCGTAGGGATATAGCATTTATTTTTAGTCAAGATGAATACACGTACATTCCATCTCAAATGCGTAAATAAAAAAACCCAGCTACTGCCTTCACTGGGTCTTTTTCCAAGAGGATGAAAACCACTTCTCCTCTTTCTTAATTTGATATCTGGTCCGATATCCATCATGTTCACTGCTAAAGTATAAAAACTTTTTTATATAACAAAAAAAAGAGGAGACAATTAGCTATTTTGCCCCCTCTTGAATCAACTAAGCGAATACTCTAATAAGAGAAGATCAAACTTACAGTATATTTTTTAGAATTGCAATAGTTTCGTCACAATCTTTTTGATTTCGTGGCATAAATAGGTTTGTTTGTATCCCCTCGTTCACTAAATGCATCTTAAACAGCTTCCAGCGTATAGGAAAGCTCTCATTTGGGTTACCCTTGGTCTCTATTATGAATCGTGGAGGATCTTGTACGTCTATGAAGTCTGGAGTATACTTAATTCCTAATAGCTTCTTATTGCCCCTGTCGTGTAATATTTTTTTAGACTTAGTCTTTTCGAAAGATGCCATAGGAAAGTCACAGCCGTTGATGATAGTGAACGTCTTACCTTCATACTTATTCTTTATCTTAGCCTTCTTCAGGGCTCTGTACATATACAGCTCAAGCTTGGAGGCAAACTCAATACCATCCTCTTTAACCTTGGTGGATCTAGTTATTTGCTTTCCACCCTTTCTTCTTTTATACTTCATCCTCTATCTCTATCACTGAGATTATATCGTCTATCAGCAGTATATCAGTGTAAAACTGCATAGCATCATTCTCATCACTTCCTATATACTCTTCCCAAGTTCTGTCATCAGTTCCCATTAGGTCACCCTTAGTAAACACACTATACCTCTTGTAGTCGTTTATGCCACACATGTACAAGTGATCCTTCAGGTTTTCCCAGAAGGTTGGATATTCGCATAAGCACATCACGGCTTGTCTGTCAGTAACCTCTAGCTTGTTGGCAAACCAATAAACCTCTACATCATTTATTGTTTCGATGAATATATCAAACTCGTTTTTAATTATAACATAGTAGTAGTGTGAATCTCGATCGTCTAAAAACAAAGTTTCATTCAATATAGTGTAGGCTTTTATAGCCTCTGACAAGGTCAACTTCCTATTGAATACTATTTTCTTTGGATCTAATTTCATTGATAGCTCTTTCTAGATACAGAACTTGATCCATTGCCTCTTCTTTAGCATGCTCAAGCCACTCGACCAAAGATAGGTCATTTTCAGCTAACGTGGTGTTATACTTTTCAATTCCTCTCTTGCTCCTGCTTCTGAACTGAGCGATAACCATAGACACTATTGGGTCTGTCATTCCTTTATTATTTCTTCAGTCTTCTTCCCAGAATCTGTCTGTATATCTTCCTTCAGTTGATCTACTGCTTTTTGGTACCCATCCATACGCTTTAAGGTCTCTAGCGTCCCAATCGAGAGGTCTTTCAGGTTTTGTAGTTGACTTAGGATTGCTTGCTGCATCCCCACTACATTTTTTATTTGATTCCTCATTTGAATTAGCTCGTTTTCCTTCATTTTTTTTGTTTTTAATTTCACATTGACACTGACCAACATCTAGCCAACAGTCGCATATTCTAGTTTGTTTATTTGAATCCATTTCTTGAGCTATAAAAAAAATAAACCCACAAGGCTATGGCAACAACAATAGAGATAAATCTAGCTATATCGTAAGGTGTCATTAAAATAAATGTGTTAGTCTCGCCATCTGTCCGTGCTCCTTTGAGTGAATAAATCCTTCAACCGCCTTAGGTGCATGCTGATAACCCTTTCTGTGGTGCCAGGAATCAGTTCCAGATGGAGATCTAAGAGCCTCAACAGTGACACCGATGAAGTCTTTAGACATCTTGTGATGTATGTGGTGTATGTACACATACTTGTTCTTTGATGCTGACCAATCTTCTCTAGCTTCTTGAGCCATAAGCAAAGGAAGGTCTTGCATCTTCGCTCCATCTCCGTGTGTTGTTCCGATAAGGTTTGTGTGGTATCGATAATACTTCCTATGTGCAATTGAAGTGTCAAAGGTAATGTTTTCACAGTTATTATACCAAGAGCTTATGGAGTCCGCTAAAAAGAACCCACTCTGGTAGTCGTGGTTTGATGGGTTAAACATAAAGTGTACATCTGCCACTTGAATCAATGTATCTAAGACGTCAATATAGAGCCTCTTAGCGATTAAAAAGTTGTCATACCACATTCCATCTGTGTCTTGTGGAGTTCCGCTCGTAGTCGTCCTCTTAGGGGTGTCTATGTGGAGGATATCATTACCTGCAACAAAGACAATTTTGTCAATCTTAAATCCTGATGCTTTTTCAAGGATTCCCTCTACCCCTTCTTTAACTCTTTTAACTGCAATTTGTGAGTTGTAATCCTCTCCTGTCTCAAATGAAGATGCTAACTTCCCAATATGTACATCAGCAGGATCAATAACAAGTAAGCAGCCATCAGGATTGTTTGTTCTCTCAATTTTCTCATAACTAAATGTGTGATTTTTAACAGCATCGATGTGGTCTTCAAGCATCTGTTCAAACGTAGGACCGCTGTCTTTGTTTGGTTTAAACTGTATTGACCACTTCTTATCCTTTGACCACGCTATCCCTACACTACTAATGTCAATACCTCTCTCTTCACAAGCACTAGCTAGGGCTGGTTGCTCTTCTGTTCTTGTGATTCTCTGTAGAACCTTAGACACATGTCTCCTTGTAGACTCTACAGTTTTTTCTTCAGGATCTATTTGTAAATCCTCGTGAATGTACTTTGCTATTTCAGTAGGGCTTCTGTGCCCATCCTTAAAGTACTTTTCCGCTAAACTTTTGATTTGCTCTTTTTGATCAGTCATCTTCTTTGATTTGGTTTTGAAGTCTTTCCAGATCAACCTTTGTCTGAGCTATTGTAGTTTTTGTCTCAGTAAAATCAGGTCTGTATAGAGAGTCGATTATTCTGTCTACAGATGAATGTAGATTGTCTCTTAATCTCTCTATGAACCTAATTCTATGTGTCATACATCTGGATCCATATGCTGGAGTAGTTGGTCTCCAACCTCTTTGTTGAAGGTCTTAATAGCCCTGTAAATTATTCTGGACTTCTTTTTAGTTTCCTTCTTATCTTTAACGCTTGAGTCTGTCCCAAGCTGAGTATAAAGCATAGTGTCTAATTCCAACAAAGCATCCATCTTTTCTTTTTCAGACTTAGTCTTGAATCCTGTTATCCTTTCGCAAAATGCATTTACGTCCAACTCTTGAATGTTGAATCGGGGTTGTTTTATTTTATTGTATTCTCTTTGGTACAAGGTTATTGTATTCATTTTCACAAATTTATGTATTATTTTTGAAACTAATGTATTTTTTTCTTGATTTTCTTATGACATCCGCATTTGCCATCTTCTTAAAGTAGTGTAAGTATAGCTCATAGATTTTACCAGTTAGCTCATGTTTACTGTAGTTGACGGGTGATTCTATGTTCTTGATTAAACCGCCACGATCTATTCTTATGTTTAGTTTAAATTCTTTATTCTTAAGCAAAATAGGGTGTATCTGTATGCCATTTGATATACAAAACGCCATTGCATTCTGGTGAATGTGCTTTGTGACAAAGTCAGATGTCGGTTGTTTTTTAGGTCTTCCCATCAGAATGGCAGTTCATCGTTTTCAACACCAAAGGCTTGGTCTAAAGACATGTCTTCAGTCTCTTCGTTATCAAACTCAAAGGTAGGTGGGTCTTGGTTTTTAACATAGTACCTTCCCGATGCAGGGTCAAACCTAAACCTTTCAGTTGCATTTATCTCACCCTGGAACTTCATCTTTACCTTCTGCACAACAAACTCAACATCGTTAACATCTATACCCTGTTGATCGTTATCAGAGAAGTGCCTGTATATAGTAAAGCCATCGTGGGTTTGGTTTCTAAAGTCAGCAGATCCAGAACAATCATAAAGTGTTGGCACATCATAGTCTTCGTTATCTTTCTTAACCATCTTTCTAGGGTGGACGACTAAAAATATTATCACGTTGTTCATCTGCGCAAACATTGTTAGCTTGGTCAGTACGTTTTTTATCCTGCTTAACTCTGAATCGTTTGACTTATCGTACTCAAGTTTATTAAAAGCATCAATAACAAATATATCTACACCATAAATAAACATCTGCTCCTTGAACTTTTCAAGCAACCAACTCCATGAAGGAAACTCCCCATCGTCTGGTGCTGTTATATACAGTCTTTCATTTGCCCACTCCACATACCTATCAACCTCCTTTTTTGTAATTCTTTTTCTATTGTAAGTATCTCCCCAAAAGTTTCTTCCATAAAACTTTTCAATGAACTGAGTCTGATGTAATGCCATTGGGCTGTGCTCTGGAGAAAAGAACGAAGCCTTCATGTTGTAGTCTCTCATCAGGTTCATAACATACCACTCTGTAAAGTTTGATTTACCGTGAGATGGTATACCAGTAGACACCACTAGGTGCCCCCTCATCACAGAGAACACATCCTTTAGTGAACCAAAACATTTGTGCTTTGGAAACAGGGTCTCGGGTAATCCGTTTTCATACAAATCATATATACCTCCTGCCAAATCTTTAGCTGTGTATGTTCCTGATGCAGGGTATCTCTTGCCATTTATAATTGATTCTTTTACAAGATCACTTCCACCCTTAAGCAGGTCACCATTTGCATCCTTATCTTCAAACAAGACACGAACACATCTGTACCTTCCTAGTCTTTGCGCTATCTTGTCTGCAACAATCTCACCCTTTGTATCATTGTCAGTTGCTATGTAAAACTTCTTAACGTCTTGCATATACTTTTCGGAGTTTATCCAAAAGTCATCGTTGTCATTAGCGCCATTCGGTATGCTGATTGTATTCTTAAATCCACACTGGTGCATTGCAAGCACATCAAACTCACCCTCAACAATAAAAACTTCCTCTTGACCTATAGCGGCATTGATGTTGTAGAATATAGATTTAGTCTGTGCCGTTTGTGTAAAGTGCTTTGATCCAGACCTATACTTTTTCTTGACAAGGGTATCACCCTCGAAGTAGTTAAACACTATGTTGTTCATCTCCTTGTTTGCTTGTGGCTGATAGTATTTCTCTTCAGTTATGTTGAGCTCCTTGAGTGTTGACTGATAAATACCCCTTGCCTCACAAAACTTTACCATGCCATCAGATAGTTTTGTATAGTTCTTCCATGTCTGCTCAGGTAGTTTATATACCATGTCTTGAACAAGTGGCTTTGTATCTTTGATGGATATAGCATCACAGTGATGACACTTTGCAACACCCTTAGCTATGTTTACGCTTAGGCACCTGTCTGATTTATTCTTCCTTTCTGGAGTACACGCAGGGCAAGTAGTTTTTATTTGCCCAGATGATTTACCCTTGAGGTTTATTTGGTTCCATTCTATTGTTTTCATAATGAGTTCTTTCTTCTTAGTTTAGGTCTTCCAGTCTTTCTATCTACTTTATATTTGTTGCAGTACCAGTTTAGAAAATGTGCTGCATACTCTTTGGTGCTCTTCACAGTGTCAAGGGTGTGCTCAAGGTGATCATTAAACTCTAAGTAGTACTTTTCTAAGTTGCCTTTAGACATGTTATACTTATCCATCATGAAGTTGACATACTGCTCCTCTTGCATGATCTCTTCAAAGTTTTGGGCAACGCCCTTATAATTTAAATAATCTTTTGTTGTATTGTTATTATTGTTATTATTGTTAGTTGTGTCCCTTTGCTGTACCTTTGTTGTGCCTTTGTTGTGCCCTTGTTGTCCCTCCTCCTTATTAATTTTTTGGTAATCATCATATTTTACAACGGTTACGAGCGTATATTTGCTGTGCCCTTTTGTGATAATTTCTCCAGTTTTTTTTAATTTTTTTAGAGAAGTTAATATTTGCTTCCTAGAAAGGTTGAGTTGATCAGACATCTTATCTCCAGATGTTACAAAGGTTCCTCTGTCAATCACAACACCCCTCCATTCTTTCTCCTTCCAGTTTGCTTTTATAAGGCAATGGATAAATACTCTCATCGTGTTGGGGTCTGTGTACCACTCCCAATCAAGTATCCTCCTACTTAGTGTTATAAAAGATTCAGACATGCTTCAATTTGTTTTTCTATTTTCTTTCTTTTGGCTTCAGGAAAATATTCCAACTCTTTCTTTACTTCAATCAAGAGACCCCTCCTAGTAATATCTCTGTGTATTAGTCTCCTGTTGTGTCTTTTGATTTTGCTTAAAGGGTCTTCTACCTCTCCTTGTATTCCTATCTCAGCCACTATTTTGTTTCTTAATGATATATACTGAGTTTGAAGCCTTATATCTGTCTCAATCAAGTTTCTCATTGTTTTTACAGCGTGCAACGCAGTAGCATGGTCTTTTCTAAAAACCTGCCCTATGTCAGCAAGAGATAAATTCTTAGCAAAGTTTCTTAAAAGAAGCATTGTCATCATTCTTCTCTCTACTACTGGTCTCATTCTCCTGTCAATGTTATCTAGGATATTGTGTGGATGAAAGTACTGATTACATATTTCGATTATGGCATCTTTTCTTCCATCACTAGTTGCATATATTCTTTCTAGTTCTATTTTCATAATTATACAGTTTGGATTATTAATATCTCGACAGAGGGCGCACTTGCCAGGCACCCCCTATGTGTCAAGATCACTTTATATTAACTAAAAACAAATAAATTAAAAGGGCAAGTCGTCCGTTGCTTGAGCCATTGTAGAGGCTTGTTGTGGAGTCTGTGTACTGTTGTTAGGGTTGTCTCTTGGAGGGAAAACCTTTCCAAGGTTATACCTACTCTTTGTCTCTGGGTTGTATCCAGATAGAGACTTAGAACCATCGTCCCAAGTTGTCAAATCAAACCAAACGCTCTTACCAAACTTTTCGTTTTCGGTTACAGACTTTGGTGATTCTTTCATGAGTTTTCCTAACTCAGTTACGTTTAGAGCGATACGCTCTTTGTTTGTTGGCTGTGCCATAATAAATAAAATTTAAGTTAATAATTGATTTAAATCATTGAGATAGCCTCGTGCTATTTCAACTCGGTTATAGATTGCATCTATGTCTTCTTGGTTTCTTTCAACCACAAATTCTTTAATTCTTATATTAGCATTTATTCCCTCGTGCTTGTGGGTGTCCCATATTTCCTGAGACAGCTCTTCTGGAAGGTCATCTACATGTTTACCTAATTTACCTGCAGTAGCCTTCATCTCGTTGTATATAATACCATCAGGAGTGTCAACAAGGCAATATGCTAGATTAGATGTTTCCATTCCTGTTAGAGCCATATATCCCTGTAACTGCCAATAATAACCCTTATCCTTACTTGGAATTACTTTGCTTGTAAAGGGAAAGGTGGAGTAGTCCCAAGGTGATTTTATGTCAATAAGAACATCAGCAATGATATCTGGCTCCCCTGTTATGTAGTCATTGTTGTATCTTTTGTCGTTTTTTACATAGCTGGTTCCATTTACTTCATTGTAAAGTTCTATAGACTCTGCTTCAACAAGCACTCCCTTTTCAAGGTACTTTGATCTTATCTCTTTGGTTTTACCAAATACATGTTGCTTAAATATCTCCTCTAATACCGTCTTAGGACCAGCCGACAACTCATCCTTTTTTGGATAAGTCATCAAGCTGCCTAAGGAGGAGCATCTAAAAAGGTATTTATCAAATGAAAGTTTCATATCTCCTCGTGGTTTTTGTAGTTCTTTGGATTCTTCTTAAGTATATAATGAAGTGTACCCTTACTGCTAATATTAAACTCATCCATTGTCTTTTGGTATGAGCCACATTCATTATAGAAATCAATCACCTCATCATCGTTGTACTTTTTGACAAAAGAAGCAGCGTGTTTAGCCCTAGCAACCCTTACATGCTCTGGTTGATCCATGTAGTTGTCGCTGTAGCTTCCAATTTCTATGTTGTCAACTGAATTGTTGTGCTTGTCACCATCTAAGTGCCTTACAACAATACCATCCTCATATATTTTATCACCAAACTTCTGATAAGCCTGCAGTCTGTGTGAGGAAACGTTTAGATTTTTGTTTTTATCACCTCTAGCCTTAAATGTAGGGTATCCATTAGTTTGTGTAAAACCAACCTCTTCACCTCTTAGCCCAATGACTTTACCTTCGTCACTAATTCTGTAACCCTTTTCAAAAGCTTTCTTTTCGTTCTGATTGTATCTCATGTCTAATCTATTTAAGTATTATCCATTTTTTTGATTCATCATCATACTTTTTTCTAAACCTAGCATTACCGCTTTTATCATATATACCTACACCGACAACCTCAGCATCAACAATTTGATTTTTTACATACCACCCAAATGTTTTTTCATTAGGTGACATACTTATAGAAATTCCCCTGTATGCTTCAGTGTATAGCTCTCTTCCGATTCCCCAGTTGGTACATGCCCTTTTGAAAGAGTCTGAGGACTCTCCCTTTTCGCTTTCAAAATTACTAGGAGCTCCTGCATCATCTTTCCACACCCAGATAGATTTATCTTCATCATATATTCCAACACTGCAAAATAGGTTACCCTTTACCTCGTAGTGTTTTCTTTGCCAGTTGCTTGAACCAACAACCTTATCAAGTATGTTCATGTCAACACGAGCATCCTTGTAAATAAGGATATTCTTTTTTCCTTGGTATCCTCCCTTACCTTCTCTGACTTCTAAATATTGTCCTTCAAGTGGAAGAAATAGGTTCTGTAGTTTTTTCATAATTTAGTTTGATTTGATTTAAATGTAATATGTCTTTACTTTTTAAGGTTTTCACCTTGTCCTTTAAGGCATCAATAGCCTTGTCTGATAATTGCTTACCAGCACTCTCTATTTCCTCAAGCCTATCGAAGGCATTAGAGAAGATTAGAGAGTCCGAAAGCTGTCTCAATGATGTATGGTATGCATACTCCACTAAAAAGTCCTCTACGGGGCTGTAAACGTCTCTAGTGGTGTATAAAAGTTCATACTCGTTGTCTCCAACTTTCTCTAACTTCAATCTAGGAATGAAATACTGTTCACTTCCATCTAGATAGGTAACCTTGTCTATTGGGTCTAGTGACCTCCATAGAACAGATAGCATATATTCTCTACACTCAGTCATCTATCTTAAGCATTTTCTTGTATTTACTTATAATTTCATTGTATTCAGATAGAGTTTGCTCCACAATATCAATCCTTGCGTTTGCTCTGTCAATATCAAATTGTTGATCAATAACTTTTCTTTCAGATTTATCTAAGGCTTTTTTCAGTGCAATGACTTGTGCTTCTAAAAACTCTTTAGTTACTTCTGGTACTTCTCCGATTGTTTTCAAAATAGTAATAGGTTTAGATATTTTTGATATTCTCTCATTCGTCTAGAAATTGACTGAAGTTCTTTAACTTTTTTATTAAGTTCCTTTCCCTTCAGTTCGTGTATGTCCCTTGTCTTCTTTGTCATGTCCATGTGAAAATGTAATATATGGTCTCTGACTTTCGTAATATGGGACTTCTTTCGTGTCTTCAAGTTTATCTTCATAATTTACTTTTTTTGGTCTTGCAATATAGTTGAAATATTCTTGTTCCATCCAATGCAGTTCTATTTTGCCTTGATGTTCATACCAAGTTTCATCTAGTGTGCGTTTGATTCCACTCATTGTTTATTGGTTTTGATAGTTACAATCTCTTGACTCATAGCAACCTACACTACAATAGTTATCATCGTAGTCTGGTTCAGCATCTCCGCAGTCAACACCTAGTCTTGACCCACACGTTTGGCAGTATCTTTTTAGGTTTGTGAAGGTAGAGATGTTTAATGATGAT